AGGTGCAGGAAATCGTCATGGGCGTCCCGGCGATGATGCCGGCAATGCGGCTGCAGTACTGGGCCGTCGTATAGGTCTTGCTCTTCGTGCGGATGGTCTTGTTGACGAAGTTGATGACGCCTTCCGTATCTGCTGTACAGTCCGGCAGGACGGCCTTGATCATCTTGTCTTTATTGGTACGCATCCCCTTGACCCAGGTGGCGATGGTATCGATGTGCGACGTTCCGATGTCCGGGATGACCAGGTAGTCGAAGCGCTTGTTCTCGATGACCTTCAGGATATCCGTATAGTCCTCGGCTTCACTGCTGATGATTTCGGCGATGACCTTCTTCGGGCTGTTCACATAGCCCCGGAGCGCCAGTTCCAGCTGCTCCCGGTTGCTGTCAGACAGCTCCTTGGGAATGTCATCTGCCGTGTACAGGTTCACTTCCGTCACCGAAGGCAGTGTTTCTTCCTTCAGGATCATCAGGACAATGCCGCGCTCACTGCGCTCGATGGCGCTGGTGCCTTTTTCCTTGAACACGACATTAATGGATGGCATTTTCATGTTTCATTGTCTCCTTTCCCCGATACCGCTGATGCAGCACCTTCATCCGTTCGGCTGCTTCCGTTTCATCGGCGGAATCGTAATACTGGACGGTCAGCGTCAGCCGGCCGCCATCGTTGTCGGACCCGATGAGTTCCTCATTCATCGAGATGACAGAAAAAAACCTGTCCTGGACGGCAATCCCGTCACGGAACAGGTCTTCTGCAGCGGCCAGCACTTCATAGATGGATATGCTGGCCGTCTGCTTCTGCGGTATATAGGTAATGTAGATATCCGTATCCCGGTACACTTCCTTGCTGCCCTGGGGCGAAGCCACCGTCATCGTCTTCAGGAAAAACGCCGGCGGATGGAACCCTTCCTTCACTTCCTGCAGATACACGGGATACGGGAACCGTTCCTTCAGCTTCTGCTGTACGGCCTGCAGGATGTCGATGTCATGGATCATGCGCCGCCTGCTTTCTTCAGGAGCTTCTTCGCCAGTTTCTCCAGGCCCGGCTGCAAATCCCGGGCTTCGAAGGCCTTGACGGATTTCTCCGTATAATGCTGGCCTTCATAATAGCCAACGGTCCTGCCGCCCGGCGTTTTCTTGACATGGCCGTTATTGAGCAGGTGATGGACCGGGTGCCGGTTGACCAGTTCATAGGTCAGCTCCGAACCGTTATAGCCTTCCACCTTGTGCTTCCAGCCTTTCTTCAGCTTGCCCGTGCTGCCTTCCGGCGTGTTCTTCACGCATTCCTTCCTGAGCTTGTTGCCGATCGTCACCAGGCCCTTTTCAGCAGTGCCGGGAAACTCTTCAATGACAGAAAGCAGTTTTTCCGAAAGGTCATCCAATCCTTTGACCTCAAAGTCACTTCCGCTCATTGTCCGTCCCCCTCACTTCTTCCGTGCAGTACAGTTCCAGGGCTTCGTGGCGCATGTACGGGTCCACGATGGTATCGATGTCGTACAGGTGATTCTGGTATTTCACCTTCATATCGTGGGTGACGCCCGGACGCCAGCGGATGGTAATCTTGCTGTACTCCGTGTCCGCCTTGCGTTCCATCTCATAAAACACTTTGCCCCGGGCAGGCTCGATGGATGCCCAGCAGCGGTACACCACGACGTCGGTCTGGGTGTCGAAGCCGTATGCATCCGTTGCCGCCTGCTTCCCCAGGATTTCAATCCGTTTGTTCAAAAGCCCGGTCTTCATGGGCATCCCCCTTTCAAAAACAGCTCCGCCGCACTCCGAACAGCAGCCACCGCAACCGCTTCAGCAGGCCGGAATAATCGGCTTCTTCCCGATGCTCGTACAAAAAGGCTGCGGCATAGAGGATGGCTTCATGGAACACGACGGGATTCTCTTCGGCATCCGCTTCCTCGCAGCGGGCCAGGTCCAGGCACAAGGCCTGGGCCGTTTCCAGGGAAGACAGGATGACGTCATCATTGGACGTATCATCCTCATCAATCCGCAGATATTCCCTGGCTTCTTCCAGGCTGACCAGCATGGCTTATCCCTTCGCCTTCATCTCCAGGGCCTTGACCGCTTCCTTCAGCATCAGCATGCCATCGACACGCTGGCTGGCGAGGAAGCCGATCTGGCCGTTGGCGGCATACAGTTCGTTGAGACGCTTGAAGGAACGGTATTCCCGGTCGGCAATCCAGTAGTAGCTGAAATCGCCGAAGAGCATGGGACGGTTGCCGGCCGCCAGTTCCGGGGCAAAGGATGTGCTGTAGCAGGGACGGTTCAGGATGGTATCCGGTGTCCCGGCCGTGACGGACGGCTGCCAGATGTAGTTGCCGTTGTTGTCTTTGATTTTGCGCAGGGCCTTGATCGTAGCATCGTTCAGAAGCCATACGGCCTTGCGGCGGTACGGGATACGCAGGGAATGATACAGGTCGATGACATCATCAAAGGTGATGGATGCGCCATTGGCCGTCACGCCCAGTTCCGCAGACGGGAACACGCCAGTCGGCTTGTTCTTCCCGTCGCCCGTGAGGAAAGCTTCTTCTTCCTTCGTGCCGATACGGCGGGCAAATTCGCCGGCGATATAGCTTTCCAGGTCGAAGACGCTGTCATTCAGGAGTTCTTCCGATACACGGATAGCCGTACCCAGCTTGTACGCCCCGATGGACTGCTGGCCGAAGGTATCCTGGCTGTCCGGATAGAGGCCGTTCTCTTCCATCCAGGATGCTTCGCCATGTCCCGTCACGACGGGAATCTTGCGGTCGCCGCTGGTATGGATGACCGTCGCCAGACTGCGGAAGAAGTTCTCTTCCTGGAGCTTGTCGATGAGCTGATGCTCGAATTCATCCGGAACCAGATAGCCGCCATCAGCATCCGTGCCCACACTCAGGGCGTTCTGTACGTCGATGAAGTTCTTATGGCGGATGCTGTCCCAGAAGGCTTTCTGGTAAGCGTTGGACGCACGGCCTTTCTTTTCCGGGTCCTGGTTCCCAGCACCGGGCTGTTCCATGATGGGAGAAGATGTCGGCTGGGCCAGCTGGGCATCGAGCTGCTGCTGGCGTTCCAGGCGGTCGATTTCCTTGCCCAGGTTCACTACATCCGCTTCCATCTTGTCGTACCGGGCCGCGTCTTCTGCCGATACCATGCCGTTCTCATCGCGGGCCGTATCCAGGAAGGCTTTCGCCGCATCCCAGAGGTTCTTGCGCTTCTCGCGCAATGCTAAAATCGTATCCATTGTATTTTGTCCTCCTGTCAATGAATGAGCAATGCCAGCCGTTTCTCTAAGGAAGCGGCTGGCACTTTCTGCAAGGGTTTCTTCGGTTTCAGTTTCTGTACAAAGGAATTCGTCACCGTGACCGGGCTGTACAGCATGGCTTCCGGCTGCGCCTCTCCGTCATCCTGGTCAAAAAGGATTTCATCGGCAAAGCCCAGTTCCACGGCCTTCCGGGCATTGAGCCAGGTCTCGTCATCCATCATGTGCGAAATCTTCGTGCGGGCCAGGCCGCTCTTGATTTCATAGGCATTGATGATGCTCTCCTTGACTTCACTCAGCATGCCGATGGTCTTTTCCATCTCGGCTTTATCCCCATAAGCCAGGGTCGCCGGATTATGGATCATCAGGATGGCCACCGGCGACATGCAGACCTTCGTCCCGGCCATGGCGATGACAGAAGCAGCCGAAGCCGCCAGGCCGTCAATCTTGACGGTGACATTCCCGGGATAATCCATGAGCATGTTATAGATCTGGGCAGCGGCAAAACAGTCACCGCCCGGGCTGTTGATCCAGAGGGTGATGTCGCCGCTGCCCGCATTCAGTTCTTCCTTGAACGCCTTCGGTGTCACTTCATCGCCCCACCAGGTCTCGTCCGAAATCTGGCCGTCCAGGTACAACGTACGTTCACTGCCGAAGGCATCGGGTGCCGCATTGGTCACCCACTTCCAAAATTTATGTTTCATTCGTTTCTCCCTTCTGGGCAAAGGCCCCGGCGTCCTTGAGCTTGGTCATGCTGCCGTTCACCAGGTACAGGTTGCCACCTTCCTCATCCGGCACAGGGTTCATGTCTTCCATCTCCCGGATATCATTGGCGGACAGCCAGCCGTTCTGCCGGCCGATGCTGTATCCGGTCATGCGGCTCTCATAATCGCCGCGCATGAGGCCGTTTACGTTGAACTTCAGGAAATACTGCTTCTTCTCTTCCGGCAGGAACAGGGCTTTCTGCATGGCCTGCTCCCAGCGGATGACCCATGGGTCAAGAGTGTATTTCACGAATTCCATGGACTGCTGCTCGATGTTATTGAAGGAACTTTTCTCCAGGTCGCCGATCATGTGCGGCGGGATGCGGTAGAGCCGGGCAATCTCATCGAGCTGGAATTTCCGCGTCTCCAGGAACTGTGCTTCTTCCGGCGGGATGCCGATCTGCTGGTACTTCATGCCTTCTTCCAGCACAGCTACTTTGTGGGCATTGCCGGTCCCCCGGTAGACGGCATTCCACGAATCCCGGACTTTCGCCGGGTCCTTGAGGACGCCCGGATGCTCTAATACACCGCTGGGACTGGCCCCGTTGGCAAAGAAAGACGCACCGTATTCCTCGCAGGCCATGGTCATGCCCACGGCATTGCGTGCCATGGCAATGGGCGAATAGCCGACCAGGCCGTCAAAACCAAGGCCGGGGATATGCAACACTTCTTCCTTCTGCAGGGCCACCTGCCCATACGGCTTGATGTTCGGATTCTCATCACCCGTCTTGGTATACAGATAGAAAATCTTTCCCCGGTCATCCCGGCAGACGGTCATCTTGTCCGGCCGAAGCGGATAGAGTCCCTGCACCCGTCCCAGGCGGTCACGGATGATCTGGGCGTAGGCATTGCCCCAGATGAGCAGGTGGCTCATAAGCGTTTCCCGAAAGATGAACGAGGTCATCTCCGGATTTGGCTCATCATGGAGCAGATGATACAGCGGATGGTCATAGACCCGCTCCTTGCCGCCCGGCGTGTACCGGTACAGCTGGAGCGGCAGGGCTGCCAGGGTTTCCGACAGGATGCGGACGCAGGCATACACTGCCGTTGTCTGCATGGCCGTGAACTCATTCACCGTCTTGCCGCTGGTGGAAGGGCCGAACAGATAACGGAAATCCGTACCGATATAATAGTTCTGAGGCTTGTCCCGGGTGCGGAACAGGCTGGATAAAAAGGGGATGTGCATGGAAACCTCCTGACATGAAATCAAAAAATGCAATGAATCAATGCGGCTTTGCCTCCCTTGCCTTTTGATAGCATTTATGCTATCATCTAAATAGGAACATAAAGGAGATCATGATGTACAAGATTGAATTTTATGAGAACCAGCACGGCGAATCAGAAGTCTGGGATTTTTTGGAAGCCCTGCGGGTGAAAAGCAAAAGCAGCAAGGATGCCCGTATCCAGTACAACCAGATTATCTTCTACATTGACCTGCTCGCCAAAAACGGCACCAATCTGCCGGTCAATATCACCAAACATCTGGAAGAAGACATCTGGGAACTGCGTCCAGGAAACAACCGTGTCTTTTATTTTTACTACGACGAGAGCCAGTATGTACTGCTCCATCATTTCCGCAAAAAATCACAGAAAACACCGAAACGGGAAATCGCCCGTGCCAAAGCAGAACGCGACGATTACATCCGCCAGAAGGAGGCAGAACAATGAGAACCTGGGAAGACTATAAGAATCATGTAAAGGCCGTCAGCGAAGAAGAACGCCGCAATATGGAAGAAATCGAAGAAGTAAGCGACATTGTTTCCTCCATCATCCGGCGGAGACAGGAACTGGGCATCAGCCAGCGCGCCCTTGCAGAGCGATGCGGTATCCCCCAGTCCTCGGTAGCCCGTATCGAGACGCTGAAGACAACGCCAAAGCTCGATACCCTTGTCAAGCTCATGCAGGCCCTCAACCTGAAACTCCAGGTAGCGGCAGCCGGCTGACAAGAATCAAAATGCAATAACGCCCCGTTCGTCGTAGACACTGCCGCTGCCTGTCCCGTTGCGGATGCAGCGGTCCAGTGCCATGATGGACGCCACGATTCCGTCGATTTTTTCGACGGATTTTTCTTTATCCGGCTTAATGTTCCCTGCAGGGTCCTGCCGCATGACCACGTTGCCAGCCATCCATTTGAGGACGGGGTTGCCACCATGGATGATGTTCCCTTCCATCAGGAGCTTGAACAGCTCCTTCGACGGCGGCGACATATCCTTGAACCCCTGGCCGAACGGCACCATGGTGAAGCCCATGTCTTCCAGATTCTGCACCATCTGGGTAGCGTTCCACCGGTCGTAGGCGATTTCCCGTATATGGTACGTTTCACCCAATTTTTCGATGAACTTCTCGATGAAACCATAATGGATGACGTTCCCTTCCGTCGTCTGGATGAAACCCTGCTTCTGCCATACGTCGTAGAGAACATGATCCCGTCGGCACCGCAGTTCCAGCGTGTCTTCCGGCAGCCAGAAGAAAGGCAACAGGATATATTTCTCGTCATCGCTCCGTGGCGGGAAAGCCAGGACCAGGGCCGTGATATCCGACGTACTGGACAAGTCCATCCCTCCGTAGCACATCCGTCCCCGCAGGAAGTCCCGGTCAATGGGAAGATTCCCCTTGTCGTAGACCTGCTCCGGTATCCAGCGGATGCTGGCCGAAGTCCAGATATTGAGCCGGAGCTGCTTGAAGACATTCTCTTCCGCCGGATTTTCGACGGCATTCCGATACGCTTCCCGGACGCGGTCAATCTGTATGGTGTGTCCCAGTGACGGGTTAGCTTTGTACCAGTTCGCTTCGTCCGTCCAGTCTTCCTCATGCTCCAGGCCATAGACCACCGGGTAAAAGGCGGAATCCTTCTTCCGGCCTGCCATCAAGTCCAGGGCCTTGGTGTGCAGTTCGTAGCAGATGCTGTTCTTGTCATTGCCCGCCGTGGTGATGATGAAAAAGAGCGGCTGCTCCCGGGCATCCCCGGAGCCTTTGGTCAGGACATCGTAGAGCTTCCGGTTCGGCTGGGCATGGATTTCATCAAATACCAAGCCGGACACATTGAGTCCGTGCTTGGTTCCCGTTTCCGCCGACAATACCTGGTAGAACCCGGCATTGCGGTAGTTGATGATCCGCTTCCCGGCCGACCGTATCTTGGAACGGCGCATCAGGGCCGGGCTCATCTCGACCATCTGCCGTGCCACATCAAAGACGATGGATGCCTGGTTGCGGTCGCAGGCTGCGCCATACACTTCCGCACTCGGTTCATTATCGGCATACAGAAGGTACAGGGCGATAGCGGCGGCCAGCTCGCTCTTCCCGTTCTTCTTTGGAATCTCTATATAGGCCGTCAGGAACTGCCGCTTCCCGTTCTCCTTGACGATGCCGAACAGATCACGCACAATCTGTTCCTGCCAGGGCAATAAAAGAAAAGGCTTCCCGGCCCATTTCCCTTTGGTATGACAGAGATTCTCGATGAAAGCGACGGCACGGTCAGCCTTTTCTTCATCATAACGGGAATCCGGCAGCATGAATGCTGACGGCTTATATACAAACGCCAAACTTGTCACCCCCTTAGCAGCAGTTCCATTTCATCCGTTTCTTTTCCGCCCCCGTTTTCTTCCCCGACCATGCGGCTCCGGGCAGACGGGGTCAGGCCGAACTGCTCGCAGAATTTCAGCATGATCTTGAGGTTCGTCTGGGCGATGGACACCTGAGGCACCTGCTGCAGATAGCCGTTCGGCGTCCGCACCATATCCCCATGCTGGGTGATGAACTCTTCGGCCCCTTTCCACCGGGCATACGCCTGGCAGTATCCGGCAAAGGCCATCATATCCAGATGGGTCAGCATCCCCATCTCAGCAAGGACTTTCCCCAGACGCTTCCATTCTTTCTTGGCATCATCCTCCAGCCAGTCCGGGCAGCGAGGGAGCCGTCCCTTTGGCATGGGTTCCTTTTTATTGAGGGGACGATGGCCGGGATTGCCTTCCAGCACCTTGAGCGCCGTCGGCTTCGGTTTTCTTCCTCGTACAGCCAATGGCGCTCACCTCCCAATAAAAAAAGCCCTTGCGGGCTGTACGGCAGAGAAGGCCGCGTCTGCAGCCTTCCCCGATTTTCTTTTACCATTTCTAAAGAAAATTTATGCATTTTATTTTATGGCAAAGAACAGGGCCTTGCGGCCCCGTCTTCAGGATTCCCTTACTTCGTGCTTTTCAGGACATCGACCAGCCATCCGGCGCTTGGATGGGTTTCCCCGGTTGCTTTTTCAAGCACCTGGCGGTCTTCCTCGATATAATGAAGCCCCTTGCCGACTTTGATGAACCGGGCATCTTCGTAGCCTTTTATATCGGTCCGATAAACCCTTGCCGTGCGGCTTTCGCCATCGTAGCTTTTGCCATCCCATCCGCCAAAAGTGAAGGTCACTTTTTCCTTGGTAGCCTTGAAATGGGTTTCAAAATCAGCCCTTGTTATGGCTGTTTGGTATTCGCGGAGTTCGAAATGGTTGCAGAGTGCATAGATGTTTGTCATGGTAAAATCCTCGCTTTCATGTGCTTTTCCTCTAGGGCTTGTCCCCTTTGTCATGTATATATATCACTCTGAACGCACATAATAGCAAGTCATTTATCCGATATTTATGCATCTTATTCGATGACTTCCCATTCATCGGCTCCGGGTACCAGCCCAAGACTGCTGCCCGTATCCCACTGTACATGGATGGTCCCGGCATCATCGACGAACTGGACGGTGCCTTCAGTTCCCCTAGGCGGTGCCTGCCTGTCATCCATGGAAATCAGCCGCACCCGCGTCCCTTCCATCCGTTCCCGGCTGTGACGCAGGCCGGCCCGCAGGACAGACAGGTCGAAACCGAATTTGCGGTAATCCTGCTCCATGTTCTGGTAGTACCAGTCTTCCGGGATGCCGAACCCCCGGTCTTCGTGCATGATGTACACAAGACCGCTGATGATGCCGTCATCTGTTTCCATTTCCACTTCTTTTTTATAGTAGAACCGCGGGAAGCCTTCATAGGCATCGAGCCGCCGTTCATCCGCCGAAGAAATGCGCCAGAAAACAACCGGCACGAAGGCATCTGCCTTTTTCTCGATAGTGGCGTAACATCCTGTCAGGGAACCTTTGAAGAGAAGTTCATATCCCCGGATCCGGCCCGTTCCCGCAAGAACGGCATCAGGACACCGTCTTGCCATCTGCGCTTCACTCATGTTGCTGCCGTAGGCAATATAGATTCTTTGTTTCATCGCTCTCATCCTTTCTGAAGGGAATGCCCTTCTACCACCTCAAGGGCAGCCGAAGCTGCCCGGAAGGCTATCTCCTTCAAGCGGCGGCATTGCGCCATGCGGAATTGCCCGTGAGGTGTTTGAGGAAGTGGAGGCGGCAGGTCTTGAATTCGTCGCCGATGAGTCCGAGCCGGAGCATCCAGCACCGAAAGGCGTATTTCTCATTATCCGTCTCGGTCTTCCGTGCCGAAGCCTTTTTCTTCGTGAGGGCCTGATGGGCGACAGCCAGGCAGAACTGGATGTATGCCTTGATTTCCCCGGCGTGAAGCGTCCCGTTGAAAAGCCGGAACTCGACGGTTCCCTTGGTGAAGGTGGCGTGCAGGTTCAACCCGTGGTAGCGAGTGCTGTTATAATGATGATTCCGTCCGTAAGGCGCTTCTTGATACCAGAGGTCGGCGATGCCGTCCAGCGTGTCCGGCTTTCTCTGATTGATGTCCTTCAGGAAGGTCGTGTTTGTCTTCCGGCAGTACCGGCTTTCCCGCGAGGAGTTGATCTGGAGAGCGCGGTAAATCATGTCTTCCTTGCTCGCCATAATGTTCACCAGGTTCCGCAGGGTCTTTGCCGTGAACCGTTCGGCCCCGACATGGATGTGGATGCCGCAGGACTTGTTGGCAAAAGCTCCGGCCTTGCGAAGCGTCCGCACCAGTTCCTGCAGCTTCGGGATGTCTTCGTAGGAAAGGATGGGACTGACCACTTCCGTGCGGTAGAAGCTGGAAGCATCTGTAATGTTTCCGTTCACCTTCTTCTGGGGAACCAGGCTGGAGTCGTTCATGGCTTTCCATTTCCGTCCCTGTTCATCCCTTGCAGTGTAGGTATCGTAGGCTCCGCCTTCGTGCCGGCTTTCCGTCCCGAAGAAGCAGGCCATGAGGCTGGCGGCCCGGCTTCTCGTAATCCCTGTCATTTCCATTTCGATTCCAAAGTGCAGTGTTTTCATAATCATCTCTGTCCTTTCTATATGTGCGTGTGTTCTTTCGGTACACTATATATCACTCTAAAGGCACACAATAGCAAGTCATTTTGAGAATAATTATGAATTAAATCAAGGGTTTACAGGTTCGGATGCCGGCGTTCCTTCTGCTTTCTGGCATGAGCCTTAGCTTCTCCTTCTGTGCGGAAGGCGCTCCATCCGTTCAGGCCTTTCAGCAGGGCCATGCGCGATTCATGGCTGGCTCTGGTCCCCATGCCGATGCGCAGGAGCCACATCCGCAGGTAGTACTTCTCGTTTTCCGGCTTCCGTGTGGCGGGCTGCACCCGTTTCGCCTTTTTCGCTGCGCTGACCATGAAGGCCGCCAGTTCAATCAGGGCGCGGTTCTTCAAAGTATTGCCTGTGGCGGCAATGCAGAAGGTCACCGTGTCTGCGGCAATCAGGAATCCCCGTCCTTCCTTGCTGTAGTTCTGATAGATGGCAAAGAAGGACGTCCTGTCTGTACCGGGTTCTTCTTTCAGGTCTTCCACCAGCCTGTCCGGCACATGGATGTTTTCATGTCCTGCGGCCCGGTTGAGCAGGTACTGCTGAGCATGGAGCATGAAGACCAGGTTGCGGAGCTGCGCCCCATCCATGCCATCATTGGGAACCTTGATTTCCATCTTGTCCGGCTCCGTCTGCGGCAGTGCTTCCGATTCTGGCGTTTCATCCTGCTGTGTCGGTTCTTGCGTTACTTCGGTTTCTGTTCCTTCTTCCGGTTTCGGCTGCGGAAGGATTCCTGCTTCCTGCAGGAAAGCCGTGATGGCGGCTTCTGTCTTTTCATCATCGCATTCGATATCGCCGCTGCGAAGGATGCGGAAGCCCTGCCCTTCGTAGGCAAAGGCCGGCGTCCCGGTGTAGCGGAGCTTTTCATTATGGTTGAAGGGAATCAGCTGTCTGGCCAGTTCCTTGCGGTCGTTCAGGTTCGTCTGGATTGTCATGGTCTATGTACCTCCTTGTTTTGCTAGTACATATATCACTCTGAACGCCGATAATAGCAAGTTATTTCTGCACTTTATCATAAGGAATTTTCTCATTCCCACGCAGTACAAACACGCCTTCACTCCCACACTCGCTGATATACCGCTTCACGATGACATCGACGAACTTCTCGTCCAGCTCGATGCCATAACAGATGCGGTCCGTCTGCTGGCAGGCCATGAGCGTGGAGCCGGACCCGAGGAACGGATCCAGGACGATGCAGTGGCTCATGGAGGAGTTCTGTATGGGATAGGCCATGAGCGCCACGGGCTTCATGGTCGGATGTTCCTTGCTGGCTTTCGGACGGTCATATTCCCAGATGGTTGTCTGCTTGCGGTCGGAATACCACTGATGTTTCCCGTTCAGCTTCCAACCGAACAGGCACGGTTCGTGCTGCCACTGGTACGGGCTGCGGCCCAGGACCAGGGCGTTTTTCTTCCAGATGCAGCAGCCGGACAGGTAAAAGCCTGCGTCCTTGAAGGCCTTGCGGAAGTTCAGCCCCTGCGTATCGGCGTGGAACACATAGATGGATGCATCCCGTTCCATGTTCTGCTCCATGTTGACGAAGGCGCTAAACAGGAACTGATAAAATTTATCGTCCGGCATATTGTCGTTCTTGATTTTCCCCGCCGTTTCTTCTACATCCACATTGTATGGAGGATCCGTCAGCACCAGATTGGCTTTCTTGCCATCCAACAGCCGTGTATAGGTTTCCGGCAGCGTGGCATCGCCGCAGATGACACGGTGTTCCCCCAGAAGCCAGATATCCCCTGCCTTGGCCATAGCCGGCTGTTCCAGTTCTCCGTCCACATCGAAGTCATCTTCTCTCACCTTCTTGTTGTGGACTTTAGAAAAGAGCTGCTCCACTTCCGGTGCCTCAAAGCCTGTCAGGTCTACATTGAAATCGACGCTCTGCAAATCCACGATGAGGTCGGCCAGGAGCTGTTCGTTCCAGGCGCCGGTAATTTTATTGAGCGCGATATTGAGGGCCTTGACCTTGTGTTCGTCTTCGATATGGACAACCACGCACTGGACTTCTTCATAGCCCAGTTCTTTCAGCACTGTCAGACGCTGATGCCCACCGATGACAGTCATGTCATAGTTGACGATGATGGGTTCTACATAACCGAACTCCTGGATGGAGTGCTTGATTTTTTCATATTCCTTGTCACCGGGCTTCAGCTGCTTCCTGGGGTTATATGCCGCAGGTTTCAGCTGGCCGATGGGCAGGACTTTCCATTCCATATCAGATGATTTCATACACCGTTTCCTTTCTGGATGCCGCAGCGATGGCGGCTCCGTATCCGTTCAGATGATGCCAGCGGCAATAATTCCGTACACTGTCCCGTGACAGCTTCGTTTCCCGGGCGATGGCCTTGTATCCCATCCCCTGTTTCCGCATGGCTTCAATCTGCCTGCGCTGGCAGTCATTCATGAAGTTCTCCTTCTTCCTGGCAATAAAAAAGCCCCGGGCCATAAGCCTGGAGCTTCCTGATATTTGGTTGAAGACCGTCCTCATATCCCCCCTTATGAATTTCGCGGTTTTTCCCATTTGAGGGGGCGGCGGTCATGGACGGAAGGGCTGCAGAGATTGACATCCCCCCACCCCGCTTGTCTTTCAGTATCTGTACTCGATGTCCCGGTCTTCGGTCATCGTCTTATGGTCATGGCAGCTCTTGCACAAGGGCTGCCAGTTCTTTTCATCCCAGAACAAATCCGGGTCGCCGCGATGCGGCTTGATATGATCCACGACGGTCGCCGGGACGAGCCGTCCTTTCTCTTTGCATCGGACGCACCAGGGATGACGTTTCAGGAAAAACATCCTGGCTTTTTGCCACTCTCTCCCGTAGCCACGCAACACGGCGTTTTTCCGTTCGCCCTGGCACTGCCGTTCATGTTCATCACAATACTTTTTTCTATACGGCACCAGCTTTGGACATCCCGGATATCTGCACGGTGTCTGCGGTCTTCTTGGCATTCGTATCATCTCCGGTATCAAAAAAGGACCGATGGCTTCAAGCCTCGGTCCTTCATTCTTTTTTTGCTGATTATAGTATATCTTACAGAAGCCAGTGACATCAAGTGCTGCTTGAGTGACATTCAGTGACATCCTTCAGGAATCTCGATGTGTTTCAGCGCTTCCTCATGCAGCCGGTACACCTGGCGGACATGAAGCCCCAGGACATCGGCAATGGACGCCCAGTCCTTGAAAGCCAGGTAGCGGAGTTCCAGGATAACCCGTTCCCGGGCATCCGGCACCCGGCTGATGGCCTTCATGATGTCTGCCTTGAGTTCGACCAGGCCGTCGATGGCTTCATCCACTTCCTGTTCCATATCCATCATGCGGGCGATGGTTTCTTCCAGCCGGTGCGGGTTGGGCGTCCCGCTCGGCGGCACCGGGCTGAGTGTCGATGACGCCTTGATGGCCAGCTGCCGCAAGGCAGATACCTGCTCCAGCTTGCTGTCTATCTGTATGTTGATGTTCCGTGCCTGTTCCAGGTACGCTTCGGCTTCCATACGTGTTCCTTCTCCTTCCGGTTCCTGCTTCATAGTATACCCCCATTTCCCGTTTTCGTCATGCCCAGGTCAGCCTTCACGGCTGCAATCAGTGCGGCCTGGGTTCCATCTTTGTGTTCCAAGACTTTCAGGATACGCTCATCAATCGTACCCTTGGCTACGATGTGCTGTATGATGACCGTCTTGTCCGCCTGCCCCTGCCGCCAGAGCCGGGCGTTGGTCTGCTGGTACAGTTCCAGGCTCCAGGTCAGGCCGAACCAGATCAGGATGGAACCGCCCTGCTGCAGGTTCAGCCCGTGTCCGGCAGAGGCCGGATGGATGAGGGCCACGGGGATCTTTCCTGCGTTCCAGTCGGCGAAATCCTGCGGCTCCTTCAGTTCCCGGGATTCCATCCGCTTCTGAATACGGTCTTTATCATGCTTGAACCAACAGGCCACCAGGACCGGTTTCCCGTTGGCGCTTTCCACCAGGTCTTCCAGGGCATCCAGCTTCCGGTTATGGATGGTCACCACATCCTTGTCGTCTGTATAAATGGCACCGTTCGCCATCTGCGAAAGCTTCAAGGTAAGCGACGCAGCATTGGCGGCTGTGATTTCGCCGCCTGGAAGCTCCAGCACCAGGGACTTCTTCAGTTCGTCATACCGTTTCTTTTCCTTTTCGCTCAGTCTGACTTCCTTCGCCACGCTCACTAGTTCCGGCATCTCCAGATAGTCTGTTGCCTTCATAGACACGGTGATGTCGGCAATCTGGTGATAGATGGCTTCTTCCGCTCCCGGCAGGAGTTTGTAGGAATACACCACCATGCCGTTGCGCTTATCCGGCTGGAAGTACAGGTTCCGGTACTGGCTGATATATCTCCCCAGCCGCTTTCCCATATCCAGGATGCGGAACTCGGCCCAGAGATCCATCAAACCATTGCCGCT